AATTTATGGATACTTGTGGTAGCTAGTATTTATGGTATAAAAGGAACACAAATATTTAAAAACGGAGGCAAAAAATAATGACTGATCCATTAAAAAAAATAAAAATAAAAAAACCATCTGGTGCTATGTCAAAACAAGACAAGTTTACAAAAATGTTAAAAGAATTAAAAAATAAAAAAAGTGGAGCTAGAAATATGAAAAGTTCAGGTGGACCTATTCAAATTGCAGGTTTCGGAAAAGCGAGAAAAAAATAATGGCTAAAAGATTCGGTGGCGGAAATAAAAAATCTACACCTAAAACAGAAAAAACAGAAGCACCTAAAAAAGAAAGCTTCTTAAGTAAAATTAGAAAAAAAATTGTACCTACGTTTAGTGAGCAATTTAAAAAAGCAAAAGATGCTGGTAAAAAAACTTTTAAATCTACTAGAGATGATACCACTAAAGGTAAACTAGAATATTCTACAAATACAAAAAAAGACGTTGCTAAAAAAATAGCTAGTAACACAGCAGCCGAAGCAAAAAGAAAAGAAGGCAAAGGCGGCGGTGCAGATAGTGGCGCTAAAGGTGTTTTCAATAAAGCAACTGGATCAGCAGTGAGTTCTAGAGGACAAGCATTCGCTAAAGCTAGAAAAGAAGGTAAGAAAACTTTTATGTATAATGGTAAGTCTTTCTCTACTGCTCTAAAGGGTGAAAAACCAAATAAAAAAATGCCAGAACTATCTGGTAAAACTTCTAAAAAAATAAAAAGATTTGTAGGTGCTAACGGCGGTAGAACTAATTATCGTGGTGGTGGATTAGCAGTTGCAGGTTTTGGAAAGGTAATGAAATAATGAGAAGATTTTATAATAAAGGCGCAAAAGGATTATCGGGTGGACAAGTCAAACTTGATAAAATGGGAAACAATGATGGAAAAATTTCTGGAGAAGATTTTGCAGTTATCCGAAGTAAAAAAATGGATGGTGGTATGATGGAAGAAGCAAAAGAAATAAATTCTAAAATAAAAAATTCTCGTACTTTAAAAATGGGTGGCGGCATGATGAAAAGAAACATGTATAAAGCTGGTTCAGGAAAAGATACTCATGTTACTAAAGATGGTAGAACAGTTAAAAAAGGTCTTTACTATTACATGAATAGAGCCAAGAAAAAAGGCACTAGCAAACCTGGTAAAGGCACTGTTACAGACAAAGCTTTAAAAGCATCAGCAAAGACAGCTAAAAAGCCAACTAAAAAAGCGTAATGAGAAGTAGGGAGAACCCTATAAGAAAAACTACCACTAAAGGTGGTAATTATAGACCGACAAAATCTGGAGCTGGAATGACAGCAAAGGGTGTAAAAGCTTACAGGTCCGCAAATCCTGGAAGTAAATTAAAAACAGCCGTAACTGGAAAAGTGAAGCCAGGATCAAAAGCTGCTAATCGTAGGAAGTCATACTGCGCTAGATCACTAGGACAATTAAAAAAGTCATCAGCAAAAACTCAAAACGATCCTAACTCACGAATAAGACAGGCACGGAGAAGATGGAAATGTTAAATGAGAACAGCTATATTAGACGCGTTAGAAGCTAGATACGAAGCACACATTGCTGAAGCGCACGCAACAATAAAAATATATTTAGAAAATTCAGTAGGTATTGGGGAACACCCACAACATATTGATGAACTAGACAAACAATTCGAAAAGATTGCTAGTGCTGAAGAAAAATTAAAAGCATTAGAAGATTTTAGAATAGAAAGAAAGGAAATGTAATGGAAGACGGATTAACAATACTATCAAAAATACAAAAAACAATGAGAGAAAATCTACAAAAAGTAGGTGACATCTTGATAAGTGGTGGCGTTGACAACATGGAAAAATATCAGTATATGTTAGGTCAAGCTAGAACGTATCAAATAATGTTACAGGAAATCTCTAACCTGCTAGATAACAAGGAGCAAAAAAATGAACAAGGAACAGTCATCGACCTCAACTCAAGAAGTCCCAAAGCATAAGTTTGCATTGGAAGAAAAATATAAAGAAGATAAAAAAAACAAACCTAAAGAAAAAGATTTAGCTAAAGCTGAATTAACTAAATTACCTAATCCTACTGGATGGAGAATTTTAGTTCTACCTTTTAAACAAAAAGAAAAAACTAAAGGTGGTATTATATTAGCAGACGACACTATTGAGAAATCTCAAATTGCATCTAATTGCGGTTTGGTTTTAGCAATGGGTCCACATTGCTATGATAAAGAAAGATATCCCGAAGGCCCGTGGTGCAAGAAGGGTGATTGGATTATCTTTGCTAGATATGCAGGATCAAGAATACAGATAGACGGAGGGGAAGTAAGACTGCTAAATGACGATGAAATTTTAGCAACCGTTAATAACCCCGAAGATATATTTCATCAATATTAATCATAGAAGGAGATAACTATGCCAGAAGAAAATAAAAAAGTAGAAGAAATGGTCGACATAGATAATTCAGGACCTGAAATAGAAGTTAACATAGAAGAAACAAAGGAGAATGAAAATAATGAAACTATTAACAACGATAATAAGTCCGATGGTACACTTTCGAAATCTGATGAGCAGTTGGATGTTCGAGTTGTCGAGGACGACAAAGAACCAGTTGCAGAGAAAAAAGAAGAAACTAAAAAAGAAGAACTAGAACAATATAGTGATGGCGTTCAAAAAAGAATTGCAAAACTTACTAAAAAATGGCGAGAAGCAGAAAGACAAAGAGAAGCTGCTTTAGAATATGCTAAAGGTGTGCAAGATGAACATTCTAAACTAAAAACAAAAGTATCTAATCTAGAACCTAGTTATGTTAATGCAATGGAAGGTAGAGTTGTATCTGGTTTACAAGCAGCACAAGCAAAATTAGTTGCTGCAAGAGAAGCTGGAGATATTAAATCTGAAGTTGAAGCACAAAAAGAAATAGGTAAATTAGGTGTTGAAGAATCAAGAGTTGCTGGAATGAGACAAAGAGTGGCAGCGGAGATGAAACAAGTACAACAACCTGTAAAAACATTAGAAGAATCTATAGCACCAACACAAGCTGCACCAGATCCAAGAGCCGAAGAATGGGCTGACAAAAACACTTGGTTTGGTCAAGATAGTGCTATGACGTACACTGCTTTTGATTTACATGAAAAACTAACCAAGGAAGAAGGGTTTGATCCTGCTTCAGACGAATATTATGCTGAAGTAGATAAAAGAATGAGACTTGACTTCCCGCATAAATTTGGTAAAACCGAAACTAGGGAATCGACTAAACCTACACAAACTGTAGCGTCAGCTACGCGAAGTGTTAATAATAGTCGCAAAACAGTGAGGCTCACACCGTCTCAAGTAACAATTGCTAAAAAATTAGGTGTGCCACTAGAACTTTATGCGAAACAACTAAACATCACGAAGGAGAGATAAGCATATGATAAACGATAAAAAAATAGACTCCCGTGCGAGCCAGACAAAAGTTAAAGAACAAAAAAGAGTTTGGACTCCACCATCATCTTTAGATGCACCACCCGCACCAGATGGATTTAAACATAGGTGGATAAGAGCTGAAACGATGGGTTTTGACGACACATCAAATATGTCAGCTAAACTACGATCAGGTTTTGAATTGGTTAGATCCGATGAATATTCTGATATAGATTATCCAACTATTAACGACGGGAAATACAAAGGGGTTATCGGAGTTGGCGGCCTACTGCTAGCAAGGATACCAGAAGAGATTGTAGAAGCGCGCAAGGAGTATTTTGAAAAACAACTTCAAGATAGAAATAACGCGATTGATAATGATCTTATGAAGGAGCAGCATCCAAGTATGCCTATCAATAGTGATAGACAGACTCGTGTAACCTTCGGTGGTACAAAGAAAAGTTAATTTTTTAACTATTCCTACCCAACGGATTAAATTAATCGTTTGCCTTCGGGCAGACAAACGGAGATAATAACATGGCAAATAAAGATGCAGCTTTTGGTTTTAAACCGACAAGACACTTGTCTGGTGGACTAATCAGAGCAGAAGAGTATGCAATTGCTAACAACGCGTCAGGTTCAATTTTTACTGGACAAGTCGTTGAAGCAGTAGCAGGTGGTGGTATTGAACCAGCAGCAGCGGGAGACACACAACAATTGGGTGTATTCGGTGGTTGTTTTTTTACTGACCCCACAACAAGTAAACCTACGTTTAAAGCGTCATACACACAAGTCGCAGCAGCGGATATAGTAGCTACAGTTCATGTAGATCCTAATATCGTGTATGAAGTACAGCATGATGGTACTGGAACAGCACTGATGAATAATTCGGCTTTTGATTTTGTAGGAGTAGCAGGTTCTGCTATTACTGGTCAATCAACTTCGGAGTTAGACACGTCTAGTTCAGGAACATCAGGCGGTTTTAAACAAATCGGTATATCAAAAGATCCTGACAATAGTGATGTGGCTTCAGCAAATGCAAATGCATATGTTGTATTCAACACTGGCGAACATGTCTTTAAATTAACAACAGGCGTATAATAGGAGTATAAATTATGGCTATATCAAGAGCACAACTAGTTAAAGAACTAGAGCCAGGTTTGAATGCATTATTCGGCTTGGAATACAAAAACTACGCAGATGAGCATGCTCAAATTTTCGATGTCGAAAATTCGGACAGAGCTTTTGAAGAAGAAGTAATGTTAAGTGGTTTCGCAAACGCTTCAGTAAAACCTGAAGGTTCAAGCGTTAACTACGATACAGCACAGGAATCTTTCACTGCTAGATACACACACGAAACGCTTGCTTTAGCGTTCTCAATCACTGAAGAAGCGATTGAAGATAACTTGTACGATAGACTTGCGTCTAGATATACAAAAGCATTAGCTAGATCAATGGCAAATGCTAAACAAGTTAAAGCAGCAAACGTACTGAACAACGCGTTCAGTTCGTCTTTCACAGGTGGTGATGGAGTAGAACTTTGTTCTGCTGTTCACCCAATTGTGGCTGGAACGTTCAAAAATGAACTGTCAACTGCAGCTGACTTAAACGAAACTTCGTTAGAGCAAGCTCTTATTGACATCGCAGCAATGACTGATGAAAGAGGCCTAAAAATTGCAGCTAAAGGAGTTAAAATGATAATTCCTTCTGCGCTTCAATTTACTGCTGAAAGACTTATGAAGTCTCAAGGTAGAACAGGTACTGCAGATAATGATATCAATGCAGTTGGTAACATGGGGATGATTCCTCAAGGTTATGTAGTTAATCACTACTTAACTGATACTGACGCATTCTTTATCAAGACTGATGTTCCTAATGGATTAAAAATGTTCGTTAGATCACCAATCAAAACTGCAATGGAAGGCGACTTCGAAACTGGAAACGTTAGATACAAAGCTAGAGAGAGATATTCTTTTGGATTCTCTGACCCTAGAGGTATCTTCGGATCACCAGGAGCAGCGTAATCGTAATAATTTTGTGGCGGACATAGTTCCGCCACACTTTAAATATAGAAAGACAAAACATGAAAAATACCTCTATCAACATTTGGGCCTACAATTATCACGCTAAATTTAATATTGAGCATGATGAAGATACAGCTGAAAGTGTTGAAAAAGCAATACTTGACAAGCTAGGAGAAAAGAGTATAGTTTGGGAATATCTCGGAGATGCATATCATTCGGGATTAAATAGAATAACTTATGAAGAGGTTATCGATGATACAAGACCTGTACAAACAAAAAAGGTCCTTGGAGTTGAAGTGGCAACAGGAGCACCTAGATAATAATAGGTATACTCTTGAGATGGTTAAGATAGATGACAAAGTTAAAAGAGTTATCACTGACATCAAGCTGGAAGAAGCAGCTATTGCACATAGACAGAATCAAGTTGAGGATGTCACTCCACAAGTTTCTGTAGCTACTTAAGTCACAAAGCTACATCGCTGAAATCGCACTTTTATGTAAGGATCTCTTGCACTCTACTTAAAAATAACATATAAATTTATCACTATACAAATTTTAAATAAATTTAAATGTAGACGCGTATAGTCGACTATCCCCTAGGGACTACATTTATTATATTCTAGGAGGAATATTATGGCTAACACAACTTTTTCGGGACCGGTAAGATCGGAGAACGGATTTAAATTAATAAGTAAAACCGCTACAACTGGTGTAGTGCACGATAGAACTTTTGGTACGCCTGCAAAGGATGCACGAAGATACTATTTAGAAGAAAACTTCAAAAAAAAACCAGGTCTTAATGCGGTTGCTATCATAGACCCTGATGCGGATTCAGCTTCAGCTCTAGCAGCATACGTAATTGCTAACAAAGACTTTGAAACATTAGGTACTAACTACACTACTGCTTTGACTACTTTCGCGGCAACTTCAGCAGGTATTTTAATGACAACAGCAACGGCTGATCAAGACCAAGCTCTTTTGTTGCCACATTTAGATACAAACCAAACAGCTTGGAGCGGAACTAAATGGGGAACTGAAAACCAAGTAGAGTGGGAATGTTCAATTCAGATTGCGCAAACTGACAACGAAAAAGTTTGGGCTGGCTTAAAATTAACTAATGATCAATTAGTTGCAACTGATGATGATCAAGCGTTCTTTAAGTTTGCAACTGATGCTACTAACGGTGAATCATTAACTTCCGCTACAAAATGGAACTTTGTTCACAGCATAGGTGGAACTGATTATATCAGTATACTACCAATTACTGTTGCAGCAAATACACCTTATCATTTCAAAATTAAAATTGATTCAGATAGAAAAGCGACAATTTTTGTAAATGGTATTCAATACAATGTAACAACTACTTCAGGCAGCACAGGTGGTACAGCGGTAACAGCGGTACAACCAGGTAAAGCAGCTGCTAAATCTGCGGCTTTAACCAATGATGTGAATTTAATTCCGTACATTGGAATAGAGAACGGAGACGCTGCAGCAGCAGTACTTAACGTACACTACACAGCAATTAGTAGACACGTTTACGAATAATAAATAAATCATGATGGGGCTTCGGCCCCATCTAGTAATCTTGATTAAGGAGGGATTATGGCAGATACAGTAACAGGACCAACTATCATGCAACAAAATGATGCAAGGGTAGTTATCAAGTATGTAAATCAATCAGACGGAAATGGTGGAACAACAGTTTTTGGCGATGTTTCAGCAATGGAAAAAAATGAGAATGGGGCATCTTGTCTACACTTAGTATTACAAAGAGTATGGTTTTCTAGTGATACTGGAGATGGCGGAGATGCTTATATTCGTATGGATGAAGAAGATAACAATGGTGACATTCCAGTTTTAGGTTTAACGGGAACAGGCTATTGGGATTTTAGAGAATTCGGTGGATTAAAAACTGACAAATCAGCCAACAGTAACCAGAGTGATGTTAATCTTGTAGTTGCAGGTGCCGCAGATGCTGGAAACATGTATACGGTAATAGCAGAATTTAAGAAGTTATATTAGGAGGTAGCCCATGGCGAATACTACTTCTGGAACAGTTACTTTTGACAAAACATTTGCTGTTGATGAGATTATCAACGAAGCTTATGAGAGAATTGGTTCTCAAGTATCTTCCGGTTATCAATTAAAAACAGCAAGACGATCTTTAAATATTCTTTTTCAAGAATGGGGCAATAGA